GTCAACTGACCAACAACAGCTGAACGACCACCGGTAATATCCATAGCTGGCCCGGATCGGCCTGGAAGTGTCGTGAGTCTGTATTCACCAACATTGACTGGGTTCACTCTAAACATTTGCTGATAACCACCAACCGCAGGTACATTGGCGTCAACTCCCAAACCTGGACCAACCAACTGCTTTTCTACTGGGGAAAGGTTATTCATACGACCTTGATCAAACATACGTCCACGCATATCAAGCAATTCCTGACCACCACTGCGTTGTTGGCGGCCAATGTCGGCAAAACTCGCCATCTCCCTCTTAGAGGGAACTTCCACACGGGAAACAAAATCATTTACTGGAGGAGGTAAAGCGGGACCAGCTCCATCATTCGCCATTACAATTTTAGCTTCTGGACTATAGTTTTCAGTCTTGGACTTATTCGTAGTACTCAAAGTCCTTCCAGCATAAACAAGTCCAGCTACGGCTAACAGAGATACAGGGTCGGCCATTCTTATTTCTTACTGACATTTTTATTAACGTACCTTTTCTGGAAAAGACCGTTTTGGAGGTCGGCGCGGGTACTAGCAGGTTCATATTTCATGGTGCGTAGAGGAGTCTTGCATTCCATGTTAGTGAGGGGGAACAGGTTACGTTCATAAGTCTGAACAATAGTCTTATTGAAACGAGAAGTAGACTGGGGTCTAAGCTCGTCGCTGGTATCAAAGTATTTCGCGGGAGCGCCTTTACCTGCCATGTATGGTGCGGTGCCATATAACATAGTATTTGGGCGTGAACCGTAGTTCAGGTGACTGGGCTGAGGGTAAACAAACACTTCATCGGTAGCCGCGACGGAAGGAAGGGCACCTTTATTGTCAACAATAGAAAGACCAGGTTGAAGCTGATACGCCATTTATTATTACATGAGAATATTAATCTAACTATAAGTTCCACCACCTCCCCTTACACGACCACCACCTCTGAGACCCCTGATGTCTCCATCACTTCCAAGTCCCGCAAATGCCTCTAACTGAACACCCCTGGCGTCGGGATTACAGTACTTTGTATCACTCTTGCACATGGGTCCATTTTTGGGACCATAGAGCCACTCAGCAAATTGAGTCTGATCGCCTGGAATTTTTGATACTGGGGTAGTCACGAATTGGCGTTCAAAAGCGTTGCGCTTGTACATAGGTAAAGTCGAACGAGAACGCCCAGAATCGTAATTAACCGTGTCGCTACTGAACTTTTTAATCAAAGGTTGAGCCGTAGCATAATAGCAAGCCTCCAGACGATTTGGAGCATCCGTGTAGTCAGTTATAAGAACATTACCAAGGGGGTTCTCCTTTGTAGGCTTTTGGCACACAGACGTCTTGTCTGTGGTGCCATAGGGCTCCTTAATGAGCTTTGCCTTGTACATAACGTAAATGATAGACAACATTGTTGCACCTAGGACGAAAATCCTGGGATCGCGACGAATCACAAATAAAACACATGTGGTGTAAATGATGAACCGCGATGCCGAATTGATCCTATCCTCTGGTGTTTGTTTGCTATTAGGCCAGAACTCTAAAATTTTTGAATTTTTTACGAGTTGTTTAGGATCTTCGAACCAAACTTTCATTTAATATAGATGAGGTTTATTTTTTGGGGAGACCAGACATCATACCAGACATAGAGCCCATCATCTTCATTAGAGCATCCTGGTTAATATCACCGTCACTGTTTTGCATCTTCTCAGCGACATCCTTGGCCATAGCCTCGATGGCGGTAAGGGTATCCTCGGGAACGGACTGAATAGTAGTTCCTAGAATGTATAGAGTCTGGAGATACTGCCAAACTGCATCCTTGGTACCGTCATTCATCTTCTTCCAAAGTCGAACGATATCAATCTCAGAAAGGAAATCAATGTCCTTAGAGTGAACAAGGATAAACTCCTCATTCTTAGCAGAAACCATGTCCGCATGGGGCTTTACGCTCTGCATAAAACCGTTTACTAGAAGCTTGGGACTCGTACTCTTAAGAAGGTCGAACGAAGTCAACATCTTCTTGATGCTTTTTTCATCTGGAAAAGTCTTGTGCAATTCCACAAGAAATTGACCCATCATGTCATTGAATGCACTAACGGACGCCATTTTCTTAGTAGTACAGTGTAATCTTTAAGTTAGAAAGGGTCATTAGAAATAACCTCCTTTTGACCAAGACCATTAAGTACAATCACATACACAAGAATTGCGACAAGTACGGCTGGTTTAGTGTATTGGTTGAGTTCTAATTTACCTTCATTATTCAAATACGCCTTAAGGTGAATGTAACCCGCGGTTGTGGCTCCGGCAATTAGGGCCGCGTATACTGGGTCGCGTAAATAGTCGGAGAGTTCCATTTAATTATAACCAACTTTTTTTGTACGGTAGTCTGGGGCGTCTCCGAATAGAACATCATCTTCTGGTTGAGGCTGTGGTTCACCCTGTGGTTCACCCTGTGGTTCACCATTTTCCATGGGATCGGGGGATTGAACACCTGGAACCGTCTTGAATTCATTGTCAAAACCATTTGGATCACTTTGCTCCTCCATGGGTTGATTTTCCTGAAGTTCCTCTGGTGAGGGTTCGGGCTCTCCCATAGGATCTTCTCCTCCCTCTCCATCAAAGACATCGGGATCCTCGGTGTCTTGAACCTCACCATCTAGATCAATATCCCTGGATTCTTGCGACATGTAGGTCTGAAGAATCTGTTGAACTGGGATAAGCTCCTTTACAGAGTTCTCAATACACGCACAGAAGCGACCAGTTAACTTCTCATCGCGGTGGTAAATGCTCTGATCTTCGTGGAACACATAGGGATCCCGATAGAGGTCCTTCGCGATGTTGTTATAGCAGGTTTGGATAAAAACCTCATTTGTTGGGAGTTTTAAGGAGATCTTCTTGTTATCAGACTTGAGACGAACAGAAGACAAAATCTTAGTACAAGCAACAAAGACAGCCGCTAAAAGATCACTAAACCAAGCACAGCGGTTAGTAATATTATCAGAGTGCGACTTAGACATGGCGTTCGACCAATTGGGGACCTCTTGGAGTAACTTCTGAAACATCATAAGATGCTTCTTTCCTTTAGAAATGGTATAAGCCTCCGTGTATATATCATTGAAAACGTCAATCATAGGTGGACACATAATAATGCACATTTGCCCGAGGTATTCCTTCTTGGCTTCGACGAGCACGTTCAAATTATCCATTTATGATTAAGTGGGTTTAAAAATCAAACTTTACTACGCACCTCTCCTGTACTTGTTAGCCATCTTCTTGAGATTCATCAAGTCTGGAAAAGCGACATCCTCCTCACTCTCTTCACGTTCCTTCTTCTTTTTGGGAACTACCCAAGACACGTATATATCAAATTCACTTACAATTTGTACAGTGAACCCACCAAGTTGGAACTGTCTTGCTACATAACGTGCAGCGGCTGATCTATCAAAGACTGGGTATCCTATCAAAACCACTGGTACTGTTAAAAATACCTGTTTATGACCAAGCTCTACGCACTGTTTAATTTTTGAAGCAAACTGTTCGTAGATTTTTTTGTAGATTTCTTTTTTTATCTTCTTTCTTTTGTCATCAATTTGTATTATGTCATTGATGCTGATCATTACATTTAGCTCAACTTATTTTTTATCAAATCTAACTCACCAACGTTGGGTACAGCACTCTCCTTGACAAGCTTGTAGTCAATGAACTCCTTACCCATGGAACCCTTTGTGTAAACCTTAACCTTGTCAGGAGCCTGATCACTGAGAGGCTGGGAGCGAAGAGACGTCAACTTAAGTTTCTTACCACTGACTTCGAATGTAGCAATAACCGCGAAGCCGAAGGAGAATCCATCGTTTCGAACCACCATGAAAGTGGCCTCATAGAGCTGACCAGTGGTACCCTCGTACACCTTGACCGATTGGGTCTCGATGATGTAAGTGGAGAATCCAAGGCGCTTGTTAAGCTCTTTGTTTGTTTGAAGAACGAGTTGCTCCATGGTGTCATGGTCAACCTTAGCCTCAATTTGGGAGTAACCAGACATGTCTGGTCTGGGGTCGTTAAGCTTCACGTAATCAATGGGCTTCTTGTAGCCTGAGAACCCAAAAGTTTCTGTGAAATTTTCACGTTTGATCATGGCCAGGATGAGTAGACCAACTAAAATGCCGATGATGACCTTAAGTAAATCCATCTTTACTATAATGCGTTAATTTTTTTTTACAAAATACCCCTATACTAGTAGATGTCTCTGTTGATATATAGCCCGAGGTGTAAGCACTCTATGGATATTATCCAGTATATTAATGATGAGCCACAATTGAAGCAGCTTGTACATTATCATAATGTGAACACTCAGGGTATACCTCCTCAATATAAAACAAAGATAAACCGGGTACCAACGATGCTCACAAAAAACGGAAAAATTCTCGTAGGTGGAGAAATCAAAAATTGGTTAGACTCTCTTCTACCTAAAAAGGAAATCGAACATGTCGGTTTTGGTGGTGGATTTTCTACGATGACGTCAATAAATGGAAACGATAGAGATCCTGGTATGTTTTACCTGGATAATTATGGACAATCACTGCAGCCAGCAATGACTAAAGAACTTGAAGAGAAGATAAACCGCGATGTATCCAAGGGTGAGGTGTATACAGATTTAAAGATGTAACGCGTTTTTTGAGTAGTCATGAAATTAGTTTCTATACAAGCTTCAGCCTTTAAATCTACGTTTGAGGTTTTGAAGGATATTCTTAATGACGTGAATATCTATTTCCGTCCACAGGGGATGTATATAGTTACCCTAGACACAGCGAGAACATCTCTCATTGATCTATTCTTAGCCGCTGATAACTTTGAAGAGTATCAATGTGATCAGGAAGAAATTATAGCTGGTATCAATATTTCAAATACATTTAAGCTCATGAAAACGATAACCAATAATGATGTCATTAAACTTGAGATTAATTCCAAGGAATATATGGATATTGAAATCACGAGTGAGGCTAAGAAAACGAGCACTAAGTTTCAACTCAAGCTCTTGGATATTAACGAGAATAGGATAGAAGTCCCAGATGTTATGATGTCAACAATTACCACTCTACCCTCCGCCGATTTCCAAAGACTGTGCCGCGATATGTCCAATCTAGGTACAGAAATTGAGATTAAGAGGGAAGGTAAGATGTTACATCTCACATGTAACGGTGATTTCGCTAATCAAGAGACTTCCATTGAGTGCCCCGAAGAAAGTCCTCACATCACAGGTCTTTACAGTCTAAAATACTTAAATATCTTTACAAAGGCGACGAGTATGTGTGCGTCTGTGCAAA